CTTATCTTTTCCTGAACTCGAACAGGGTCACAAACAAATCGAAACAAGCCTCAACTACACAAAGCTTCCACCATGCAAGACATGAATCTCGTCCGCCACGGCCGTCAACCACAGAACCGCAGAAGAAGACGTTTTATCGACCGCTTCACTAAGAAACAGCAAGACAACATTGCTAAAGTAATTAGAAAAGCAATTCACAAATATTGTGATCGACAAACCGCTTACAAAGCAATCTATGGATATAGACGCTCTGCTACCTCACCTAGAGAAGCAGAAACTGATTTTCTCAAGTCTGATCAACCTAGACATCCTGTCAAACGTGATCTACACTACAAACGAGCACTACTCGTAACTGAAAGAATCTTCCGCCCGCACCGCAGACTAAAACCAATCTCGTTCCCCGACCTACGTTACTATCCCTGGACAGTTAGCACTTCAGCCGAAGCGCCATACACTGAATCCGAATATTGGGAAGAATATGTTCGTCACAAACACTCAGAGGGTGAAGTCGACAACGAAAGAGTCAATTTTCACAACCTGTACAACGAAATTTTTCATGCCAATAGAATCCACGTCCATAACATTAAGTTTGGAATGGCCCCATTCTGGGACAAAGACGGAAACCCCGTTCCTTTTGAATTCTCATCACTGCATAACCGATCGCACCTGGTCAAACAAGACAAGCCCGATAAGAATCGCGCCGTTTTTGGAGTCACAAAACTCCTTTTAATGGTCGAAAATATGTTCATCTGGAATCTCCAAAAGGAGTACCTCAATGATAAAGTTACTAACTCACCACTACTGTGGGGTTACGAAACAATCAGAGGAGGATGGAACAAACTCATCGCTCGTCTATCGAAAAAGGACTTCAACACTGCTCTCTCAGCAGACTGGTCCGGATTCGACCGAAACGCGTTACACGAAGTAATCGACGACGTCCATAACATATGGCGAAGTTGGTTCGACTTTAATCAAGGCTACGAGCCCTCAAAGTCCGATACGCACGACTACTCACGATCAACAACCGAAGAATGGAAAATTCAGAACCTATGGGACTGGATGACACACTCAATTAAGCACACACCAATAAGAGCTGAATCCGGCAATCTATATGAATGGAAATTCAATGGAATAGCCTCAGGATTTCAACAGACGCAATTACTCGACTCGTTCGTTAACTGCATCATGCTTCTTACCTGCCTTAGTTCATGTGGAATCAACATCATGTCCAATTCGTTCCAATGCCTATTTCAAGGCGATGACTCCGTCACCTGCTTTCCTGAAATTACGCATCACGATCTATTTCTTCCTCGCTTAGCTCAACAAGCACTCGAACGCTTCAACGCCACTCTATCAATTGAAAAGACTTCAATCGGTACACATCTTAGTGACTTAGAAGTACTATCCTATCGCAATCGCGAAGGCATAGCCTATCGAGAACCTGCTGAACTATTAGCTCACCTACTCTACCCTGAAAGACCAAGAACAACTGAAGCAACCGCCGCTGCCTGCGTTGGCATAGTCCACGCCGCAATGGGATGCTCTAAACAAGTCTACGACGTATGTCGTGACTCATTCTGGTTCTTTGTAGAACAATGGAATACGATTCCCAAGTACCCCGAACCCGGACTGGAACCGTTCAAACGTGCCACTCAAACGTTTGGATCAATGCCCTTAAGTTTGAAAGACTTCCCCACTTACGAAGCCACTTTCTTACAAAATTTTGATCTCCGTTCCCGCTCCAACTCGGAAAAGCAACATCTCTGGCCAACACTCCCGACCGCCAATGGATTTCGCTTTCTCTTGGATTAATTCCTTTACCGTCAACGTTTTCTCTCATTCTTGAACGCATC